CGCCCGCCAGCGGCAACTGATGCTGCGGCCGAACTACGCCATGGACCCGCCTCCCACCGCCCTCACGGTGGGAGGTTCTTCCTATCCGATCGATACGGACTACCGCACCTGGCTGCGGGTGCTGGGCGCGATCCGGAGCCTGAACTACCATCCGAAGACGCTGCAGGACATGGCGAAGCTCTCCGAGGGGCTGAAGGACATACAGGAGATGGTGTTCGGGGGCGTGCTGAAGGACGAGAGCGCGGCCGAGGCGCTGGATGCGATCTCGGAGTTCCTGCGGGGCTATCCCTCCCCGCCGGTCGGCTCGCTGCCGCAGCAGGAGGGCCCGACGGTGTCCTTTGACTGGGATCTCAACGAGATCATCATCGCGATCCAGGACCAGCACGGGGTCGACTGCAGCTGGCGCCGGAAGGAGCCGCTGCACTGGTGGGAGTTCAAGCTGCTCTACGATACCCTGAGCGGCGACCACTACATCCTGCAGCTGCGCGACATACGCGGCTATACGGGCAATGACAGGAACATGAAGCGGCGCAAGGCGGCGTTTGCCCTGCCCGTGGAGCTCTCCGGCGAAGAGCAGGCCGAGTGGGACGAATTCGAAGCGCAGTTCGAGCCGAAAGCGGAGGATCAGGCATGAAGACGATGATCTGCGTGCCGTGCATGGACATGGTCCACACGGCGTTCTTCACGAGCTACAACAGGATGGAGCGTCCCGGCGAGACCACGCTGGCCACCGCCCAGAGCTCGCTGATCTACGACAGCCGGAACCGGCTGGCCGAAGCAGCTCTGGAGTCCGGCGCGGACAGGGTGCTGTGGCTCGACAGCGACATGGAGCTGCCGCCGGATCTCATGGTCCGCCTGAGCGCGGACCTGGACGAGGGGCGCGACTATGTATCCGGGCTGGTCTTCCGCAGGAACCTGCCGACCTGGCCCGTGATCTACGACAAAGTGGAATACAGGATAGAAAACGGCACGACGCAGCTGGAAGTGTCCCGCATCACCGACTGGCCCGAAGGGGTATTCGGGATCGCGGGCAGCGGCTTCGCCGCGGTGATGATGACGACGAAGCTGCTGCGGGACGTGACGAAGGCGGTCGCGCTGCCGTTCGCGCCCATGCCGGGGCTGGGCGAGGACCTGGCCTTCTGCTGGCGGGCGCGGCAGCTGGGATATACGCTCTGGTGCGACCCGGCGGCAACGCCCGGCCATGTGGGCGTGTTCAGCTACACGAAGGAGCTTTACAGACGAGGAGGTACACAAAAATGACCAGGATCGACACTGATACACCGGAAGTGATCGTCGAGATCGACGGTGAAGAATACACGCTGGCGGAGCGCACCATCGAGACATTTGAAAAGCTGCTGAGCGCTGAGCGTGAGAATATCGGCAAGCCGTCCTATAAGCTCTGGCAGGCGGAGCTGGAGATCCTGCTGGGCAAGGACGCCTGCCGGCGCGTATTCCCGGACGGGAAGAAGACCAACCTCGACAGGCTCCAGCGCATCTACGTGGGCGTGGCGAACGCCTTCAACCACGTGCAGGAGGAGCTGGACGAGGCCCGGCGCGAGCGCCTGAACAGCACCGTGGCCCCGCTGACCGACATGTTCCGCCAGCTCCGCGCGGCGACTGCCGGCAGCGCGCAGCGCACCGAGATCGCCAAACCGTAAATCCATGGCTGACTGGCAGACGCGGGGAGAAGCCCGCTCCCAGCCCTTCACGGCGCTCTCCGGAGACCAGCTGGACGGCATCCTCGGCGCATTCTACAGGCGCATGCGGTCGATATCCGACGACTACCTGAAGAAGATGGGCGAACACATCGCGGAGATCGGAACGCTGATACCGAGCGATGTGCACAGGCTCCAGCAGCTGCGGCGCATGCGCCGGAACCTGCGGGACATCCAGCGCCAGATCGCCAGGGCGGCGGGGGTGAGCCTCGGAGACGTGCAGAAGATCTTCGAGCACGTGGCCACAGAGGACGCCCGCATGGCCGCCAGGGTCATGGGCCGGAACCCCGCGCTGGTGAACGACGCGCCCGTGAAGCGCATACTGCAGGCACAGCTCCGTGAGACCGCCGGCAGGCTGCAGAACCTGTCCAACACGACGGTAGTGTCTGACGCTTACCGCAAGGCCGTGGATGCCGGCGTGAGCGCCGTGCAGAGCGGCGTGGAGGACTACGGCAGCGCGATCCGGAGGACCCTCCGCGAGGCGGGACAGATGGGCCTCAGGGTGCGGGATGACGGCTCGAGGATCGTGGATTATGAGAGCGGTTATTCCCGCAGGCTCGACACCGCCGTGCGCATGAACATCCTCGACGGCGTGCGCCATCTGAACCAGAGCATAATGGAGGAGGTAGGCCGCCAGTTCGGCGCGGACGGCATCGAGATCGACGCCCACATGCTCTGCGCCGAAGACCATCTCCCGTATCAGGGCCGCCAGTTCTCCAACGCAGACTTCGAGGAGATACAGGCAGGCCTGCCGCGCCCCTTCGGCGAGTGGAACTGCCGGCACAGCTGGCACCCGATCCTGCTGGGCATTAGCCAGCCGGCCTACACCGAGGAACAGCTGCAGGAGATGCGCGACTATTCCACAGAGGAGGTCACCATCGACGGCAGGACGAAGACCCGGTACGAATGGAGCCAGGAGATGCGCCGCTGCGAGACCGCGGTCCGCCAGCAGAAGGACATCGCCACGCTGGCTGCCGCAGCGGGGGACGACACGCTCCGGCGACAGTGCCAGGGCAGGATCATAGCGCTGAACGACCAGTACAGGGACCTCGCGAACGGAGCCGGTCTGAAGCCGGAGTTCCAGAGGACGTTCGTGCAGGGGTACAGGGATGGGAAAGCGGAAGGTGGGTTGACAAGAGCATTAAGTGCTGGTAATATGGACAATGCAGGAGGCGAACTGCGCAATACTGAGCCGTTGACGGATAAGCAGTATCAAGACGCATTCGATTTTGCAGTCCAATTGGGCTGTCCTGCTGAGATAATACAACGCGGAAGATACCAGGATTCTTGTTTTAACGAGAATTTCAATCTGCTCATAATAGGACGGGATATCTATCCTAATCCGAATGGAAAAAGCGCAAACGCAAGAATGTCTTATAGAGCCGGTATCGCGCACGAAGTGGTCGGTCATTTCGAGGCTTGCATGAGAAAAACAAACTTCGAGAGGGGTTCTACTAAAGATGAAGCACAGGCGAGCTACAGAGCTTCTCTTTTGACACCCGGTCTCACGCAGGAAGAAAGAAATGACTTGCTTCAAGATGCAAAAGATAGGCTGGCAAAGAGCGGGCAGAAACTAGAAGATGTAATTGGAAAGTTCGACTTGGGGAGGCTTTTTGAATGACTGTGGTTGAATGCCTGTACATAGAAAGCAAGGATATCACTTTTGTTACGTGCCAAGGCGACGATATTCGTTTGGATACTCGCGTGAATGAATTCTCGTCAAGTGGCGCTGTCTATGAGGCGCTAAATTCTGAAGTGTACAATTCGCTTTCTAATAGTCTGCAGTTGACTTTCGGTGTTCGTGGAAAGCGTGATATACCGAGAGGGCCAATTACCGTTATTCGTTAGGCAATACTGAAGCCGCCGCCTCCGGGCGGTTTTCTTATGCACGCTACGGCGTGCTTTTTTGAAGGGAGGAACGCAATGCTGAACATTGAGTCCATTACGAAGCTGAACATCCTGGGCGTGGAATACGCGCTGCGGGAAGTCGACTGCGTGAGCAAGTACGAGCCCGTGCGCGGCCAGATCAATCACATGTCCAGCGAGATCCTGCTGGACAGGAACCTGACGGACAAGATGAAGACAGTCACCCTGCTGCACGAGATCCTGCACGCCATCTGCGACCTGCTGGGCTACGACGAGCTGGGTGAGGACGAGGCGAAGATATCCGGCCTGTCCACAGCCCTGCATCAGGTGTTCACAGCGCAGCGTCTTTTCGACTGCAGCCTATCCGAATACACCACGGACGAACTGGCGGAGGAGCTGAAGGGCCGCGAGGGCGTAAACTCTGACGTGATAGACGCGATCCGCTACGACAGTCCGGAGATCAACCTCAGGATCGACGGCAGCAAACTGGCTGGAAGAATAGTTGAAGGCTTTCAAAAAGGCATACAGGCATCAAAGGAGGCTTCCCATGAATAACGAACAACTCGCCTATCTGCAGGGCATCGACGAAGCCCTGGGCATCCTGGCAAAACTCGACCAGACCTACCGCATCAACGATACCGACACCTACCAGCAGCGCGTTGCGAAGCAGCACGCACTGTCCGCGCTGAGGCGATGCAGGGAGGAACTGCAGGCCACGGCAGCGGGGCCGGAACCAAAGCCGGCGAAGAAGAAGACGAAGACCACCGCCTGACAGGGCGGTTTTTTTATGCAGCAAAGGATGTGAGCTCATGGCAGACAGCATTAAGATCCGCATAACCGGCGACGACAGCCAGTACTCGCAGGTATTGGAAGGACTCGGCGGGAAGGCGCAGAAGGCGTTCGGCGGGGTCAGCAGCGTGATGAAGGGCATGCTGGCGAGCCAGATCGTCACGAAGGGCTTTTCGATGCTGACGGGGACCGTGCGCGACGCGATCAGCGCCGGCATGGACTTCGGCGCTGCCATGTCCCAGGTGGCCGCTGTCTCCGGCGCGGAGGGGGACGAACTCAAGGCCCTCACCGCCAAGGCGAAGGAGATGGGCGCGGAGACTCAGTTCTCCGCCTCTCAGGCCGCCGAGGCCATGAACTACATGGCCATGGCCGGCTGGAAGACTGAGGAGATGCTGGGCGGCATCGAGGGCATCATGAACCTGGCCGCCGCCGCGGGCGAGGACCTGGGCACCACCTCCGACATCGTCACCGACGCCCTGACCGCATTCGGCATGCAGGCCAGCGACGCCGGACACTTTGCCGACATCCTGGCAGCGGCCTCCAGCAACGCCAACACCAACGTCTCCATGATGGGCGAGACGTTCAAATACGTGGCGCCTCTGGCGGGCGCTCTGGGCTACACCGCCGAGGATATGGCCGCCGCCATCGGCCTCATGGCCAACAGCGGCATCAAGGGCAGCCAGGCCGGTACCGCCCTGCGCGGCACGCTGACGCGCCTGTCGAAGCCAACCAAGGAATCGGCGGAGGCCATGGATGCCCTGGATCTCTCCATCACCGACTCCTCGGGCAAGATGAAGCCCTTCATGCAGATCATGGAGGAGATGCGCGACCGCTTCGCCGGCCTCAGCGAGTCCGAGAAGGCGCAGTACGCCGCCATGATCGCCGGGCAGGAGGGCATGAGCGGCCTGCTGGCCATCGTCAACGCCTCCGAGGCCGACTTCGAGAAGCTCACCGGCGCCATCGACGGCTGCGACGGCGCGGCCGAGAAGATGGCGAAGGTGCAGATGGACAACCTGGCCGGCGACGTGAAGCTGGTGAAGTCCGCCTTCGAGGGTCTGCAGCTGGCCATCTCCGAGAGCACCAACGGCATGGCGCGCGACCTGGTTCAGGGCGTGAACGACATGCTGACCGCCATGAACCAGGCCTACGCGCAGGGCGGCATGGACGGCATGATCGACGCCTTCGGCAAAGAGTTCCCGAAGCTCCTCACCAAGGTGATCTCCGTGCTGGAGAAGCTGGTGGCTGAGATCACCCGCAAATTGCCGGACCTGCTGAAACAGCTGGTCGCGGCCCTCCCGGGCATCCTCGAATCCCTGCTGGCAGATCTGCCGCAGATCGCGGAGAACCTGTTCGCCGCGGTCACCGCCATCGTGGAACAGCTGATCTCCGACCTGCCGAGGCTGGTCCCGATGCTGGTCCAGGGCGTGCTGAACCTGGCCGGGGCGGTCATAAAGGGCATTGCGACCAGTTCGGTAAACCTGACGGAAGCGCTGTTTGACGCAATCTTTGGCAACGATCAGGTAGAATACGATTCACTTGGCCAGCTTGATACAGAACTCACTTATGATGTCTCGACATCTGCGGACGTCGACAACTCCGGCGCGCAGGAAGATGTGGACGCAGCCTTTGAGACCTTCAAGGAAGAGCTGAGGGGCTACGGTCTGACGGACGAACAGATCGCGGAGATCCTGGCATTCAAGGGTACGCAGGCCCAGCTGGAAGAGGAACTCAAAAAGAAGTATCCGAATCTGACCGAAGCCCAGCGCAATGCTATCGTAGCAAAATTTAAGGAAGACGAAGAATCCGACGCGGAGATCGCCGATTCGATTGCATCTGAACTCGACAAGTTGGGCCTCAGCCCGGAGCTCATCGCGCAGATCATCGGCTACAAGGCGACAGGGAATGACGCTGCGTTGGAAGCATTGCTGAAGAAATCTCTGACGCCGGATCTGTACGCTGCCGTCATGAACGTCATCAAGACAAAGTGGAACGAGGGGGAGGCCACCGGAGCGGCTGCCGTGTCGGAAGAGCTGAGTGCCATGGGCCTCACCGATGAGCTCATCTTCTCGATCCTGGGATATGTGGCGTCCGGCGACAATGCCGGGCTTGAAGCCATGCTGATGGAAAACTGCCCGGAACTCTACACGGCAGTCATGAACGTCATCAAGACGAAATGGGCAGAGGGTGAGACCGCCAACGCCGCACTGGTCGAAGAGCTGAAAGATATAGGCCTGACGGACGAGATGATCCGGACGGCGTTGAGCTATGTGGCTTCTGGCGATGAGACTGGTCTGACGGAATACCTGAAGGGCACATGTCCGAATCTGTATGACGCTGCGATGCAGGCCATTAAGGCGAAGTGGAACGATGGCAAAACGGCATCCGCCGGCAGCGCTGGCGCACAGGCAGCGGCCTCTGCGCTGGAAGAGTTCGATCTGTCCAATGAGGACATCGCCAATATCATCGGCTGGTATGCCATAGGCGACACGGCATCCATAGCCGAATACCTGGCAGGAAACGGCTGCCCGGATATCACACAGGCCGTCATGGATGCCCTCGAAGCCAATTGGGACCCGTCAGCTGTGACGCTGTCTTCAGGCGTAGAAGATACCAGTGTGAACTTTGTCACCAAAGCCATAGTTGATATGTTCACCAACGGCATCAAAGAGGACGATCCGCAGGTCCAGGCCGCACTGGAGACGGCACAAGGCGTCATCGATGCTCAGAAACGAAAGCTCATCGATTACATCAATTCCGGGCAGGATACCGACGGCAAGGCAGCTGAAGCCCTGGGCCAGCTGAACGAGCTGGAAGCCGCCCTGACAACGTACGCCGCCAATTACGCCACTGCGACCACAGATGAATGTCGGAGGCAGGGCGAAGCGCTGACGACCATGGCGCAGCAGTGCCAGGATACCGTAGACTCCATCACGGCTCAGTCCGAACGCCTGATCAGTGTGCAGGAGCGTCTGTTCAACGCGGGCGTGTCCGGCTCCAAGCTCACGGATGCCGACCTGACCAGCGCTCTGAGCTATATCGCCATCGAATATCAAAACACGACAAAGAAACTGCAGGACGCCCGCGATGAGATGATCTCCAACGGGACGAGCTACGAAGAAGCGCAGGGAATCTTTGAAAAGGAAATGGCGAAAGCTGCTGCGAAAAACCGTGAGATGATCGCCCAGTTGCTCGGCGGACAGGTCGGTGATGTGGAGGGGCTGGATGTAGCTTCTGCGCTCTCTTCCGTTTGGGATCAGATCGAGGCCGAGCTCGCCAACGGCGGAGGCATCAATCAGGATCAGGTCGTCAGTATGCTCCAGGAAGCTGGCTATGGTCCTGACATCATCGCCAAAGCCATTACCGCATTGTTCAGCGAACAGGAGTACACCGGTACCGTTGCCGCCGGCGATCTCGCCGGTAAGGGGCTCGACGAAAGCATCGAGTCCATGCTATACGACTATCTGATCGTCCAAAGCGGCGGCGTTGACGCCGCGACGATCGCGGACCAGCTGAGGAGTCAAGGCGTCGGCGAGGATCTGATAAATCAGACGATCAGCGCACTGTTCAATGCCGACAATATGCACCTCGACCCGGATAAGGTCAATTTTGACAGGCTTCTGGGCTCGCTCGACTTCGAGGCTCTCGGTAAGATCATTACTTCGGCGATCGAAAACGGCCTAATCGAAGGCGTCGACAGCACGGAAGGCGTCGACATCAACAAGCTGATCCTTGAGCTGCTATCTGGCAACTACACCACAGAAACGCCAAACGTCGACGTGCCCACCACCGTCACCACCGAGCCCACCGTGGACGAGAGCGTCCCCGACAAGATCACCGAGGCGATCGAGGAGGAAACCACCACAGAACCCGTAGACGTTCAGCCCACCGTCAACGTGACGGACATCGAGACATCCGAGGAGAGCCCCATCGAGGATACCGTCGTCGAGAAGCTGCGCTCCGAGGACATCGACGTGGATGTGGCCGCCAACGTCTCCCTGACCGTGGCCGTCTCCGACAGCAACGCCGCAGAGATGGGCAAGATCGTAGGCGAAGCGCTGGGCGGCGCGATCGCCTCAGGCGTAGACGCCAAGGCGGACGACGTGAAGACTGCTACATCCACCGTCATGGGCTCCGCCGTCAGCATCGGCAACTTCAACTCCGCCTACACCAAGATGTACGGCGCCGGCAAGTACGTCATGGCGGGCTTCAAGGCAGGCCTCGCCTCCAAAGCCGACGAGATCTACACCCTCTGTAAGCAGATCGCTGACAAGGTGGCGGAGACGGTCAGCAGTGCCCTCAAAGTCGAGTCCCCCTCCAAGGTGTTCATGCGCATCGGTGCGTTCACCGGCGAGGGCTTCGAGATCGGCTTGCGCGATTCCATGCAGAACGCCGTGAAGACCGCGCAGGACGTGGTCTCCAACATGAACCTGAACACCCGGGTGCTGCCGGACTTCGAAGGCGCGATCAGCGGCGCGGTCACCAGCGTCTACGCAGCGGAGAACAGCCGCCCGATCTACCTGAACGTCAACGGCAAGAGCCTGGCCCGCGTGATCTCCAAGGACACCCAGCAGGCCACGAACAACGCCAACAGGCGCGTAGGGCTCGGGGTCGGAAAGTAGGGAGGAACACAATGCGATCTACAAAATCCGTCTGGTTCTGGTATAACGGCACGTATTCCTGGGAGAAGGGCGCGCTTATGACTGCCTGGCCGACCCGCTACGCGCCGACGCTGAACGGCAAGGAGAAGGACGTCTCCGGCCGGGACGGCGAGGTGTACGTCACGGACGGCACCTACGGCACCGTGGAGGTCAACCAGGAGTTCGGCATCCGGGATGTGACGCAGGCCAAGGGCATCAACGACTGGCTGCGGGGCACCGGCCTTCTGCGCTTCTCCGACGAGCCGGAGCTGGCCTACAAGGCGCGCGTGAAGACCTTGAAGGCAGAGCCCGCTGCGGGCCGCCTTCTGGGCCGCCGCTATACCGTCAACTTCATCTGCCAGCCCTTCCGCTATCAGTACCCGGAGGCGGCGGCCATCACCTACACCGCCGCCGGCAGCCTGAACAATCCCGGCACGGCTCCCTCGAAGCCCCGGGTGATCATCACCGGCACCGGCGACTTCTCCGTCACCATCGGCGGCGAGACCCTCTACTTCACCGACATCGCCTCCGGCATCGTGGTGGACTCCGAGCTCATGGATGCCCTCACCCCGGACGGCACCGCCCTCATGAACGACCACATGTCCGGCACCCCATGGACCATCCAGCCCGGCATGAACGCCGTCAGCTGGGAAGCCGAGAGCGGGGGAGGAGTGGGCAGCGTGGTCGTGCTGCCGAGATGGAGGTACGTATGATCGCAATACCGCTCTACTCCAAATCCTGCTCCGACTTCTCCACCAACGGGCTCTGCCTGATCCAGCCGATCGAGTGCACTGTGGAGGAGACGGCGAACGGGCTGTACGAGCTGACCATGGAGCTGCCCATCGAAGAGGACGGGCGGTTCTCGCTGGTGCAGCCGGGCGCCATCGTGAAGGTGCCCACGCCCGCGCGCGAGTCGCCGCTGTACGAGCTGGAGGCCGTGACCCAGCAGGTCACGACCACCACCGTCACGCGCAGGATCTACCGGGTCAACGTCTCCCGCGCGCGCCTTCGGCAGAAGGCCTCTTCCTCTGGCAAGACGCTCTCGAAGCATAAGAAGGGTGTGGAGGTCACGCTGCTGGACGGCTCCGGCTCCACCTGGTGGAAGGTGTCCATACTGAAGGGCGGCGCCACCGGCTACATGCTGGCGTCGGATCTCCGCTACTCCCGCACCGTGACGGACCGCATCACGAAGACGCGTCCGGTCACCCAAAACGGCATCGAGGTGCAGGTGGCGCGCGACCAGCTGTTCCGCATCTACTCCGTGGAGACCGACACCGAGCAGGGCACCCTGACGGCCCGCGCGCTGCACATCTTCTACGACCTGCGCTTCGACTTCCTGAACGCCACCTACGCGCCGCAGAACGTGGCGGCCAACACAGCGGCCAACTTCTGCTTCCAGAACCTGCGCTATGCGCCGGAGCACAGCCTGTACACCCAGGGCATGACGCCGCCCGTCTCCGGCGAGTACAGCTGGAAGAACTTCACCGAGATCCTGCTGGACCCGGACGAGGGCATCGTGGGGCAGGCGCGCGGCCAGCTCTTCCGCGACAACTTCGACATCTACCTGATGAGCGACGAGGCGCGCGACATGGGCGTCACGGTCCGCCGCGGCAAGAACCTGCTGGGCGTCACCGTCACCACCGACGACAGCGAGGTCGTGACCCGCATCCAGCCCTGCGGCAAGAACGCGGACACCAACGGCAATCTGTGGCTCAATGACCGCTCCGACTGCATCGACAGTCCGAAAATAGACGACTACCCGGTCATCCGCTCCCAGAAGATCGACTACGACGTCACCTTCAACAGCAAAGAAGCCACGGATGCCAGCAAGAACACCTACCACACGAAGCAGGAAGCGTGGAACGCCCTACGCGCCGCCGCGCAGGCGGACTTCGACGCCGGCTGCGACGAGCCCTCCTACGGCATGGAAGTCGATTTCGTGCTGCTGGAGAACACCGCCGAATACCAGGACTACGCCCGCCTGCAGGCCGTGCACCTGTTCGACACGGTCACGGTTATCGACGAGCTGATCGGCCTGACGGCGAAGCTGCGCGTCACCGCCTACACCTGGAACGTGCTGTCGGAGCAGTACGAGTCCGTCACCCTGGGCGATATCCAGGACATGCGCCAGACCACCTACTCCTTCAACCTGGCGGGCGGCAGCGTCTCCGGCGACAAGCTGCAGCACGGCACCGGCTCCACCGGCACGTCCGACCTGGCCAACGGCGCCGTCACCACCGACAAGCTGGCGGCTGGTGCTGTCACCACTGCCAAGCTATCCGATGCCGCGCTCTCCGCCCCCTGGCCCGTAGGCAGCGTCTATACCAACACCGGCGCGACGCCCACCATGCCCGGCACATGGTCGAGCATCGGCACGGCGACGATCGGCGGTGTGAGCGTGACATACTGGCAGCGTACAGCATAATAAACACGTATAATACGTATCATCAACCGCCCCCAGAACTTTCAACTCTGTTTCCGACTGAAAGGAGGAAACCATGCACTGGTACATCCGCCACACCGTCGACCTGGAAAAACCATCCACTGACCGGGACAGCTACACGTCCCCGCTCTACCTGATGCTCCCCGGCGACAACGCCGCGCACGTCTGGCAGGTGAGCGTCTACGCGGGCGGCGATCCCGTGGACCTGACCGGCCAGACCGTGCAGGCCTTCTTCACGCGCCCGGACGGCGTCACCGTGGCGCTCCCCGGCACGGTACAGGGCAATACCGCTGCCGTCACTCTGGCGCGGGACGTCTACCTCTGCCGCGGCGAGGTGCGCGCCCTGATGTGCCTGGGCGACCGCGTCACCGTGGAGACTGACCCTGCCCTGACCCTGAAGGAAGCCACCTTCTGCGTGAAGGCGGGCGTCACGAACCTGACGGACCCCGAGACCGTGTTCCCGACCATCTCCGGCCTCGCCGAAGACCTCGCCACCCTCGAGGGCACCGTGACCAACCAGACCGCCCGCATCGACGCCCTGACGAACACCGTCGTCAATACATCGTGGACGAAGCTGGCCAACGGCAGCAACATATCGGACGGCTCCAGCACCATGGGCCCGCTGCAGGGCATCCACTACCGCGTCGAGGACGGCCATCATGTCTACGTCCACGCCAACGTGGCCCTCAGCTTCACCTACGACCAGAATACGCACACGGCCCTAACCGCCGTCGGCGCGATCCCGAAGGATCTGCGCTTTAGCAGCGGGCGCGTGCACGCCCTGGGATGCGCGAATGGCGATTATATGTGCGCTAAGGCATATGTGGATTCTACCGGCACCCTGCGCCTGCAGTCCATGTGGAACGAAAACGGCGCCGTTACCATACCCACTGCTATCTCATGGACGGACATCATGATCGAATACTTCATCTGACGCCTCCTATATCTCAACTCTAAACTTTCAACTTTCAACTCTTTTCCGACTGAAAGGAGGAACCCCCTTGTACAACATCACCAACCTCTCCCGCGTCCACGCCGGCCGTCAGGGCGAGACCGGCCTGCGCAAGGTCGTCATCGACTGCAGCGCCTGGACGCAGTCCTACCCGAACCTCTCCATCGCCCTGGTGGCCATCCGGCCGGGGGAGACGGAGCCCTATGTGCCTACGGGCGTAACGCTCTCGGACGGCATCCTGACCTGGATACCGGACGCGGTGGACACGGCGGTCGCGGGCACGGGCCTGCTGGGCATCCAGGGCACGGACGCCAGCGAGCACGTGATCAAAAGCGCGAAGACCACCTACGTGGTGGAGAGCGCGGTCGATACGCCGCAGGGCTATGTGCCGGCGGAGCCGGAAGAGAGCTGGCTCGCCCACGCGGAGGCCGTGCTGCAGGATATGCTGGACCGCCTGGCCGCCCAGAGCGCCGGCACCATCACCGACTGGCTGGAGGAGAACATCACCCAG